ATTAGGTGTAGATGTAGTTGTTTCTGCTGTAGTGAAAAGATGTACCATACCATTTTCTAGGTCGATATCTGTATTATCACTTAACTTTCCAGCAGTTATATTTACTTCTTCTACTAATAATTTAGAAAGATTAAGTCCACTACTAAAATTTACAGAACCTGTAAATGTACCGCCAGCAAGAGGCATTTTTGTGGCATCACCAGTATTAATAGTGATTGTCTTAGTTGCTCCAGTACCAGATGCAGTTACGTTACTTCCTACAAAATTTAAAACAGTTGCAGCCGTAGACAATGCACTACCCTCTTCTTGTACAGTTATTCCAGTATCTACATCTGCATATTCCAACTGTCCTACTGCTGTAGCTCCAGAGCCTGTAATACTTTTAACTTTTAGAAATTTGTCTGCTGCAATTTGGTTATCTGGCAAGATCATTGTATAAGACTGACCAGCACTATGAGCAGGGGATTTTAACTTTACACCATGACTTTGTGCAGAACAATTTAATTGAAGAATTGCATCATCACCACCTGCACCCTTCACCTCTAAAGCACCAGTACCGTTAGGAATAACTCTTACATTCCCATTTGTAGTATCAGTTTGGATTTCATCAACAATAACTTTTGACATGATTTTTAGATAAGAAAGAAGTTAAACAAACGTCATAGTAGAGTTTGCACTCACCGTGAGAGTAGCACCAGAGGCAATAATCATTGGACTAGCTGCTACATAATTAAAGTTCTGTTGTGTTGAAAAACTAGCATCCATTTGGTTTTCTGCCTCCACAAATAATTTTTCATTGCCAGGGCCAACAGTACCGCCTGGTAAATTGGTTAAGTTTGCACCTGATACTGCTGGTAATGTAGCAGGGAATCTAGCATCTGGTATTGTTCCAGAACTTAAATTAGCTGCATTTAAAGCTGAACCATCTATATATCCAGCACCATTAGTAATCGCATTATTATTAAGAGAAATGTCTGCTGAACCGTCAAAAGCAACTCCAGCTATATTTCTTGCTGTTGTTAATGTTGCTGCTGATCCTGTAGTGTCTTGGTTTAAAGTTGCTACCCTAGCTGCTGCTAATGTACCGCTAGAGATATTACTTGCGTTTGTAGTATCTGTCGTTGCTGAAGCTGCCAAAGCAGTTCCATCAACTGTGATTGCATCTGCTTCTAACGTACCATCAACATCAACATCACCCGAAATATCAAGACTAGCTGCTGTAACTACACCAACTGTTATTGCTGGAGTACCTGATAGTCCAGTGGCGTTACCAGTTAAAGCTCCAGAAAAACCTGTTGCAGTTAACACTCCTGTAGAAGAATTAAAAGTTAAGTTTGTTCCTGATTTAGGGGCTAAGTTACCTGTTGCATCTGTTGTGAAAAGTACATTGCAACTTGTGTCAGAAGATTCATCACTAACAGTTATGTTTGTTGCTATTGCTGCTGTACCAGTGTAATTAGTCGCTGATAATATTTGTGTGCCAGCAGCTTTTATAACCTTACCTGATGCAAGATCTATATTTTCTGAACTTGTCCAACTATCTGTTGCATCTGCCCATTGAAAAGTTTTATCAGTTGATCCCTTTAAAGTTAAACCACCTCCATCAGCAGTTGTATCAGTAGGTGTTGATACCTTACCAATCTCAATATTTTTATCTTCTACTGTCAAAGTAGTTGTATCTATTGTAGTAGTCGTTCCATTTACAGCTAAATCTCCGCTAACAGTCAAATTACCACTTATAGTTCCACCAGCTAAAGGAAGTTTGCTTGTTATAGAACTATCAGTCGCAGTGATATATCCAGCACCATTGGTTATTGCGTTGTTATTTAAAGAAATATCAGCAGATCCATCAAACTGTACTCCAGCAATTGCCCTTGATGTAGTTAGTGTTGCTGCTGATCCTGTTGTATTTTGGTTTAATGTAGGTACTAAAGAAGCTGAAATAGTACCTGTATCAAGATTAGACGCATCATTAGCTCCATCAAGTTTTGTTTTTAAGGCATCTGTAAAATTATTTTGAGTAAGTCCTCCATCGCCAACAGATAACTTATTAGTTAAATCTGTATATGAAATATCAATATTTGCAGAACCATCAAAAGATGCACCAGCTATAGTTCTTGCATTGGCTAATGTTGTTGCCGTAGAAGCTGCAATACCAAGAGCATCTATATCTGATTTTGTTTGATCTGCGGTAGCACCATCTTCTACATTTATCATGGTGCGTAAATTTGCTGGAGTGATTTCTTCTATTACACCTGCACCAGCCGAGTCTCTTCCTAAAATCCTGTCTGTAGCTGATACATTTTGTATCTTTGCATAAGTTACAGCATCATCAGCAATAGTTAAAGTTGTTGCACCTGTTACATCGCCTGTATGAGTTGCGTTAGTAACTTTTGCAGTATTCGCTGCTATTTCTGTATTTATTGAATTAGCTAGTTTATCTGCTGTAACTGCATCATCAGCTATCTTATCTGTGGTTACTGCATCATTAGCTATTGTCAATGCAGTCGAACCAGTAACATCACCTGTATGTGTTGCGTTAGTAACTTTAGCTGTGTTTGCTGCTATAGCTGTATTGATAGAGTTAGCTAACTTAGCATCAGTAATAGCATCATCTGCTATCTCATCAACTGTTAATTTATCTGATTGTAGTAATGTTTTTATTTCAGAAGCAGTTTGATCGTCACGAGCATTATTATCAATTCCATCTAATTTACTTTTATCGCTGGCTGACATTGAACCAGCAGCAGATGTTGTAGCTGCTGAGATACTAATAGTTGGTGTGGAGCCACCAGAAGAACTTATTGGAGTAGAGCCTGTAATAGAGGTGACTCCTCCTGGAGATCCAGAAGCTGCTGCTGTTATTCTTCCTTGTGCGTCAACTGTAATATTCGTATTTGTATAATTACCTGCGGTGACTGAGGTGTCGGCTAATTTAGCAGCCGTCACAGAATCGTTAGATATCTTAGAAGCGGTGATTGCATCGTCCGCTATCTTTGAAGTTGTGATAGCATTATTATCAACAGTAAAAGTTGAACCAGAATTACTTACGACAATATCTCCCTTATCTCCATCAGAAATAGCTCCGTCTGCTCCGTCTTGTCCATCTGCCCCGGCTGGCCCTTGAATACCTTGGATTCCTTGAATACCTTGGATTCCCTGTATTCCTTGATCGCCTTTTGGAATTGTAAAATCAAATGTAGCAGCACTTGACGACCCAGAATTGGTAACAGTAGCTGAAGACCCAGCAGCACCAGTGGTCACTGTTCCTACAGCTATAGTTGCAGCAGCACCGTCAGTTCCGTCAGTTCCAGCAATACCTTGGATACCTTGAATACCTTGACTTCCAGTATTTCCAGTATCACCTTTTGGTATTGTGAAATTTAAAATCGCTGCTGTCGTAGTACCACTATTAGTAATTGTTGCAGAAGTTCCAGCGTTGCCTGTAGTTACTGTACCTATAGCAACTGTTGCAGAACCCTCTCCCTGTGGCCCTTGCGCCCCATCAACGCCTCGAATCCCTTGTGGCCCTTGGGTAACAATTTCAACTATAGTAATAGGATTAGAAGAACTCATGTTGTGTAACCTTCGCTTATAAATAGTGTACCTTCTAAATAATACATTTTATCCCCACTAGGATCTGTTAATTTGACATCATATTGCAATTCATCTACTAAAAAAATTGCAGTATCAGCATCAGTTAATTTTAAATCTACAGTACCATTAGGTCTGTCGGTGTAAGTTACAGCAAAATCAGCATATTTAAATGAGCGTTCTTTATTCCATACTTCAGCATCAACAATAAAACCAGTAAGGTCAACGGCAGTACTATTACTATCCTTAAATATAAGACGCATTGGGAAATCTGCTCTTCTTTGAATAGTAAAATTTTTAACAGCAGTAACAGCAGTGGTCATCAACTTCCCTCAAGTGCAGCAACTTTACTTTCTAATGTTTCTATCTTAGCAACTGCCTCTTGTAAGGCTTTTGTTAAAACTGAAACTATTGCATCTATGTTAAGACATTGTGTAAATTCACCATCCTTTGTTCCTGACGCTCCACTTGGTATAACCTCTTGGACTTCATGTGCTATAAATCCTTCTCTAGTAACAGTTTCAGCTTTTATTGCATCTCCATAATCTTTAATTTGAAATGTAGATGGTTTTAATTGTTTTATTCTTTCTATTCCAGATTCTGTTTGTAAAGCAATATTTTGTTTCATCCTGTAATCAGAACTCGTTATGTCTACATTTCCTACATGGTTATGATCTATCCAAGCTTGTAATTTATTTGGATCATTGTGTGTTGGAGGAGTCCAATAAAAATTATATAAACTACCTGTAGTTGCACCAGCATTATTACCTGTTTTACCTACTATTCCACGAGGTAATATATCACCACTGATAGGCGCACCTACTGTAGCATCACTCCACATCAACCCACCATCAGGTGTTATTTTCCATCTCTCAGGCTGATTATTACCAGCAGTAGTTCCTGTCTTGAAAACAATACGACCTCCAGTTTCAGCGTGTAATCTTAAATCTCCAGTTCCTTTATGTCCTATTTCAGAATGAGCATTTGCGCCCCCAGAAAATCTTATAAATCGAGCAGCATAATCTGAATAAGCATTTGTGGCTAAATCAAGATATGCCTCGTGACTATTATTTGTATCGGTTGAGTGTATTTGTAAATAAGCCTCACTGGTGTTATTTGTAATAATCGCACCACCGCCATTAACTTGTAACATTTCTGATGGTGCTGTAGTTCCTATACCAACTTTTCCATCACTAAGTATAGATGTTTTTTCAAGACCTGATATAAAAAAACCAAGCCTAGTATCAACAGGTAATCCCATACCAGTTTGCAATGCAGTTGTACCAGCATTATTTAGGAATCTATAACCAGGAACGGCTGATGTGCCAGGACTAGCAATATGTGTACCCGCATATCCAGCAGTCGCTTGTATGTCCATAAGAGGGTAAAAAGAAGTACCGTTGTGGATCATAAATTGATTATCACCTGTGTTTGCCCAACTCATATAAGATGTCAAATTATTTCCAGTAGGATCTGTACCAGTACTGTTATTACTTTTTAAAGCTTGTAAGTTTGATTCAATATCAGTTCGCACAGTTTGACCTGTACCATTAGCTATTATTGCATCTGAATTTGGCATCTATTTATATTTTTAAGATATTTCTATTATATTACACCTTTTTACCAAAGCCACTAGCAGTATATGTAAATTGTTTTCCTCCTTGAGGCTGACCACTACTATTGTAAAAAGTAACATTAAACCCTGTACCACTAATATTATTCACCTCGTAGTATTCGCCAGTTCCTAAATTTCGTGGATTAATAGTTACGGATGGATCACCAGCACTAAAACCTGTAGTTGCATTAGCACCTGTGAAAAAATCATTAACAAAACTAAAACTAGGGCCATTAGTTGAATTTAACAAACCGCTTGTTTCAGTCCTTCTGTTCATTAAAACTTTACAACCTAAAGTATTAGTACTAATATCTCCAGCAAGAATCCTTGCATTTTCTGATGCAGTTGTAGTTTTGAGTTTTAATTTAAATTTAAAATATTGACCAGTTGCAACTGTCTCAACAAAATTGTTCGGATTACTAAAAGTAAGATTATCATCGCTTGTCTCTAATTGTATTTCTGCAATTGCATTTTCTAAAATATCACCATCAAATCTTGTTAAAGCATCTACACCACCACCAACAACAGCACCATCAGAGTTCAAAATTACTGCTGGTACATAGCTATCAAAAAGATTGCTATCAGAAAACCCTTCAAACCTTACAATACTTTCAAAAATAACACCAGAAAACTTACCTCCTAAATTTAATACATTATTACCACCAGCACTAAATTGATACACAGCTTCTAAAACTCCAGTATCTCCATCTAAAGTGTCAAAATCATTTATCGTGTCTATAAATGCTGTAACTGAATCAATTAACGTATTACTCGCACTTTGATTTATTTCCATTCCACTACTGTTTACAGCTAAAGCAGTTCTTACTCCACTAAATGTTTGGTTTCCATTTATATCTGTATTTTCTTTTATTGTTCCAATTAATGCACGATCTATTAAATCAGGACTTGATATGATGACGCTTGCTGCATTATCTGATTGTATTAAAGTTTGATCTTGATATTTAATTAAATATTCTCCTGTAACAGTTGGCAATATAACGCTGGTTTGTGAGCCATGAACAATCATTAATGTTCGAGAGTTACCCCACACAGCAGCACCACTGGTGTCATCATTATGTTTAATAATTACATGACCATTACTTGTTACATCAACATCTGGAGATAGAGGCCATGTTAATTTAGTGTCTCCTGATTGTGTAAATTCAAAATTAAGGCTTGTAGGAGAAACTGGAGGTGCGAATTTCCCAAGGTTTTGTATTTCTCGTATAGTTGGATTTCTTGTTACGCCTCCTCTAGCATTAATTGAATAAACCTCAACTTGATATGTACCTACGGAAGCATTTTCAATTTCAAAGGTTAAATCTTCAGTTATAAACTCTCTAAGATACTCACCATAATCAGCCAGTGGATTTAATACTATTGATGGTTGTCCATAAATATTTGTTCCTTGGTTAGATACAGAACCTGGTTTAAATTTATATTTAACAATATATTTCTTTACACCTAAAACATTAGAATAACTAACTATTACTGTAGAAATTACTTGACCATCTTTTTGTCTTAAAACAGTTACACCTGTTATAGAACTTGGGCCACCTTTATCAGTTTCAAAAATACTTGTAACTCTATTGTTTTCAAATTGAGTAAAATCTGGGTTTTGTAATGAATCAACTGTTGAAATTGTCGTATTATTACCATCTATAAAATTATATTTCTGACAACTGTATGGAATACCAGTAACTTTATACAAAATTCCATCTTGTTCTTCTAAATCAACAATCCTATACAATTTTGATGTAACTGTATTCTCAATCAACCAAACTGTATTTGCTTGAAAAGTGGCACTTGTACTAGGTGCGAGAGGGGATGATAAATTAACTACTTTATTTGTAATAGAACCTGTGATATTTCCTGATCGAGCTTTACCAGCAGTATCAATAACTAAAATTTTCCTATCGCCAGAATTAGGTAAATCAGTAGAAACGTCATCATCTACTGTTATAGAAGTTAAGTGTCCATTGCTATCTAATGTAACAGCATTTACTCTACCTGCTCTCCTTATGCCTGCTCTTACAGGGTCATTAATACCAACAACAGCACCAGGTCTTATAACAACTCCACTTTCAATAGAAACATCAAACTTAACAACATCGGTTTCATTATTTTCAGTCCAAATAATATTTCTTCCGTATCTTGCTGCTTGAAAAAAAGAAGTGCATCCATAAGCTTTTACCTTCTTGATATTATGAGTTTTGGAAAAAACTTGCTGATTAGTTATTACTATATTATCTAACTGCCTTGAGTTCATATTAAAATACTCAACTACAATCTTTCCATGTCTTGTTTTTAAGCTAACTCCAGAATAAGAAAAACCGTCAATAGTATTAGCAAGAGAAAAGTTATAAACAGGAGTTTGATAAGCACATGGATCAGAATCGTCTGGATTTATAGGTCTATCTTGAACAAGCGTAAGTTTCCCTCCTGACCAGATGGGATAACAACGCATCATACCAGTGATTTGTTGTATTAAGTCATAAGCTTCTGTGCTTTGATTAATAACACCATTGAAGGCAAATCTAGGTTCTTGACCGCTAGGCGTTGTTACTAATTGTGAACAATATTTACTTGCTTGATAAAAAGAATATAAGTCAATCTCAGTTTCTTTTACATAATTGCCAAATCCATATCTTGTATTTAATAATAAATTTAAAAGTATAAAAGCTGGATCTGTTGTCCAGTATAAATTTGTTGTTATTTGTCCATTAAATATATAATTATCTGGATAAATTATTCTTCCATTATTAATATCAACAGTAGGTGTACTTCCAGAATAACTCTCAGGGATTTTTACCTTTACACCTCTATAGCGAAATTGTCTTTTTGGTATGCTTTGGAATTGATACGCATCAAACTGTAAAAATGAATATGCAGTGTGAGGATAGCTAAATTGACCGTCTAATATTAAATGGTTATTACCATCACCATCATTTATTTCTATATTAGTATCTAAAGTTTGTCCTTGATAATCTGTAGTTGGTCTTTGTATTTCTGTTACAGAGTCAAAAAACAAATCATCTTGTATTGATTGGTTGTTTGCTGGTTTGTTATCAGTAATACGTTCTACTGTTATTTCTAATGGATAACGTAAAAAACTATCTCTATTAAAACTTTCTGTAGGGAATACATATTGCCGTCTATACATATCTCCTGTTCTGCCAGTAAATTTATCATGTTTCATTTCAGTCCTGTCGTTATCACTTATCTCACCTACATACTTAAAAAATATTTTAAATTCAACTTCTCTTCCAAGAAGATCACCTTTATCAGTTTGTTCTTGCAATGAATTTACACGAAGAGTTACTTTTACTCTTTCTGGAGCAAGAGATTGAGTTGATGATAAAGAAGGTCGGCTGACTGTAACTGTTTTTGTTATTGGATTTCCTTTCTCAACTTTTATAGATTGATTATCAACAATATTTTCAGACTGCAAAGTACCATCAGTAGTTAAAACCTGTTGTCTTAATGATCCATGTCTTACATCAAATGAGCCGTCACTAGGTTTGTCAAAACCATTAAAATTTGCTTTCTGATATGTTCCATCACTATTTTTTGTACCAGCATCTTTATTTCTGATTGGAGTATCATCTAAAAATATATCCTCATGTGCATAAGCAATATATTGATCTCGTTCATCTGCTGCGAGTTCATATATTTCATTTACTTGAGCAAGTTCTGTCGCAAGTTTTTTTGATGGTGTTGCAAAACCTTCAGTGAGTCCCTCAGATAAGACTTCTATAACTTTACCTGTCTCTGTATTGTTTAAAGTATCAGGATCTTTAGTAGGTTGTCTTGAACCTCCTCCAAAATTACCAGTAATAAAATGTTTTTTATCAGTCATTAACTTACAGTTCCTGTTACTAACCCATAATAATATCCATCATTAGCACCTGTACTAGGTCTGTTACCACTTACATGAGTTCCAATAGTTTCTTTAAGATTACCAGGGACATATCTTGTATTGCCACTTTTTATAGCAATACTTGTATTAAATTGATTTTGATTATTTTGTCTAAAAGCAGTTATGATTTCATCTCCATTATTTGTAAAACCTGTGCCTTGATATGTATTGTTACCAACAACAGCCTCAACTTTTACCTTTACAGATGACACACTGTAAATCCTGACGTATCTTCTTAAGGAAATATCTGCATTATCTCTATCATATTCCTCAACAGGATCTCCAGTATTTTCATCAAGAACCATAGAAACGGTATTGCCTCTATTATCTTGACCAATAGAAGAATTTGACGTACCTGGTGAACCTTCAGCAGTTTCTATACCAGCACTAATAACAACCGATCCAACGATATATTCTCCATATAAAATAGGAATTGGAACTGTAGCAAGCGTAGTGTTAACAGTATTGGAAAAACTAGCCGATAAAGGATCTTCTGCTTCTGGTTTTACCTCTGGTGTAAATAATTCTGCAAGTCCAGATAAAACTAAAAACGAACCAAGATAAAAAGCTCCTTTAGCCCCAAATAAAGACTTCGAGGCTAAACTCTTTCCAAATGCTTTAAAACTACCTCCAAAAGATAATCCACCAAAAAGAAACGCACCTCCAATTAAAGCTGCACCTAATAATATTTTTCCAAGACCCCTTCCACTTCCAGCTATAACTGGAATAATTTTTATATCTGCAAATCCTATAGGATCATGTAGTTCAGTCTCATCAATATCAATATTATTTACACTTACTTTATAATATTGATTTGCCATTTCATGTTCTAATTTAGGAAAATTAGCTATTAAAAACTTAACTGCATCAGCAGTATTACTTGCTTTTGCTTCTAAAGTTGTATGTCCTGTAGCTTCCTTTAAGTGACCATATAATTTTATTTTAGTTAACATACCGATACCTCTTATGTGTACATCTTATATAAAATTCACCATAAGGTTCAATACAACTTAGTCTTTCATTGCAATGATGAGCAATATTTCCATGACCAACATAAACAGCAACATGACTAGGTTTAGGATGTAATAACTTCATTAGAAAAACATCACCCTTTTCAGATGACTCATTATGTCTTAATTCTCTAAATCCAGTTCGCCATGCGTAACTTTCAAATAAAGGATTTTTCAAAAATTCATCTGCTGTAAGTGATCTTTCATAATCTTTCAAATTTATATTTTTAATTTCTTTATACCAATCTCTTACAAAAGAATAACAATCAGTTAATCCCCAAATCCAAGGTCTACCATATAGTTTTGGTTTATATCCACTTGGTTTTAATTCTGACCATGTATTTTCTAAAGGACTATAAATATACCAAGGAAGTTTTGATGCTTCACAACTAATCCTATCTGCATCAGATGGTTCAGAAGATCCTCTTGGATGACTATGAAATATTCCTACGATTTGACCCTTTTCTTCACAGGCTGCATAATTATCAGGATTTATTATAAAATTATCCTCATCTTTAGAAATGTTTGGACAATAAAAAAATACCTCTTTTCCTTTTATATTTACTACAAGACCACAAGCTTCTTTTGGGCTTTCAACCCTACTGTCTCTCATAGCTATTTGCTGCCACTGTTTCATCCTTTAAAAGTACCTGCTGATGGGAATTGATCTTTTGTCACAAGTCTTCTTGGAGCCTTAACACCTACTAAATCAAAGTTAGCAGCTAATTCAAATTGAACAATATCTCTATTTTCTTCGCTTTTTCTATCAATAAAATATATTTCTTGCGGAAATTCTGGATAAGAAGCATCAAAAGCATTGTAACTAGGAACTGTAGTGTAATTAGAAGTTGGCAAAAACTTTTCTAATGTTCGTTTTCTAGTAACTTTTGCACCTGTAAGATCATTATTAATTAATATAGATAAATGAGATGCGTTTGACATATCCGATGCTGGAGTTGAAGTAGAACCTGATGCTGCTAAATTTACAGCACCCAGAATATTAGTAAATGTTGTTAATGCGTTAGAAAAAGTTAATGTTGGTCTAGGTAGTTGCCCTCGCCCAAACTTAAAACCTTCAGCTTTGACAGGTATAGCAACATAATCTACTACCGTAGGATTTGTTGTATTTCCATTAGTCCACTGTATTGAACCAAAATTATTATTACTTGTTCCATCATGGAAAAAATAAGTTGTGTCTATTGTTGCTGGTGGGACATAATGTATATTTGGGATTAAATCAACTTGAAAAAGCTCAATAATTCCAGATGGACTTGATTCCTGTAAACCTTTATTTACGTTTGGATTTGAATTAGAATAACCCTGCTCATAACTTGATGTCATGCTTCAAATACCTGTCTAAAAGTAGCATTTATAGTTGCCCTGTTTGGAAAATTCATATCTTTACTCCATGTTTCACAAACAAAAGTCATTGTAGAACTCTCGCCATGTGGTTGATATGTAAAAGCTTTGTTGTCTAAAGCACGATCATCAAGGAAAGTTTCAATAGTGTCTGATTCTGTTTCTGTAATATTTTTCCAGACAAAAGTAAATGTTTTAGGATTTTGATTACTTGCTAAACCGAAAAATATTCTTTGTTCAAACCCATCCGCAAATCTTATTGTTCTTGTATTAGGTTGTGATGATTTTTTTACAGGAAAACTAGGTTGCGGAGATGTTGGAAATGCTTGTAGTGTCATGCTAGTAATCCTCCTGGTCTTTGTTGTTGTATGATTTCAGATTGGACTGCTGCTGAAATGAGGCGACCAAGTTCTTGACCTTGTTGTTGATCTCCTTCTACAGAAGTTCCAGAAGCATCTACGTTTACAACAATACTACCAACACCTCCAGAAGCTTCAACTCCAAGTTTTCCTCCTCTTCCTCGTTTCAAAGGCATAATGGCCTCTGGGCCTGCCTCCCCCATAAGTCCCATGCCATTTGCCATTGGGAATATAGTTGGTTTATTAACTATTCCTCCATAGGCATATGGAACAATTTTGTTTTTAGCAAAAACATTACCTTTTGCATTGACAGATCCAAAAACACTTGACGGATTACTTGGTATACCTGTGCCAAATGTAGGGTCAATTTTGCCTCCGCTTATGACTCCACCATTAGCAAGACCAGGAAATAGGAAGCTAAATAAAGGTTTAACTATTGCTGCTCTTACAAGCATCCTTGTTAAATCAGCAATAATAGATCTTGCCAAATCACTAAAGTTTAATTTACCTGTCATAACAAACTTTACTAAAGCGTCTTCCATACCTTTAAAAGCATTGACTACGGCTTGTTCTGCCTGCTCTGCAAACTTAAATGCACTTTCTGCAAACGATTTTAATGGAGATTTTTCACCACCTAAATCACCAAAACCTCCTCCACTTCCACTTCCACTTCCACTTCCACTTCCATCATTTTTTGCAGTATCAGGCACTGTTATACCCTCAAATATTTCTTTTATTGCTTGCATATCCTCTTTAAAATTTTCTGCTGTATCCTTAAAGCCTTTTTGCATAATTCTTACTACTTCTTGAAAATCTAATCTTATAATTGCTTGTTGTATTTTAAATAAATCAACTAATGCTCTAGTCAAAAATTTAATTGCAGAAAAAGTACCAAATGCAGCTACACCTATAACTTTAAATAATCCAGCTATACCATCTAATAAATTTTGATTTTCAACTATTCCTCTTGCTATATCAGCAAATGTTTTTTGAAAAGCAGCCCCTATAGGTAAAACAGCTTTACCTACTACAAGTTTCATATTATCCATCTGTACTTTTAGTCTTTGCCCTGCATCAGCAGATGAATTAGCTACTTTTGTTGCTGTATCACCAAAATCAACATTTAATTTTTCAGCAAATTTTATAACCTGATCTAAACCAACAGTTCCATCTCTCAAGTCTTTCTGAAGTTTCTGCAAACTACTACCATTTGCTTCTGCAAATTTCACAACAGCACCAGCTAGTCTTTCACCTAACTGACCCTGTAGTTCTTCCGCAGATACCTTACCTTTACCAAAGATCTGCGACATAGCTCGAATCGCAGATTGCACATCTTCAGCATTACCACCAGTAGCTTTTATAGCTTCTGAAACTCCAACAAATACTTTTCTAGCATCTTCTATAGTTCCTCCAGAACCTAAAACAGAGGCAGATAATGTTGTAAACTGTTTTGTCGATGCTGCTATAGGTACATTTAATCTTCTCGATGTTTCTGCAATTATGGATAAACCTTTCTCAAAGGTAGCCTGATTTTTTGTAACACCAGCTAAAGCAATTTCAAGCTTCTGTATCTCTGATGCGTAAGTAGCTGACTCGGCTGCAACAGAAGCAAAACCTGCAACAGCATCAATAGTCCCCCCTACAGCAGCACCTGCAACCGCACCAGGCACACCTCCAGTTATCGCCCCAACACTCGCACCTGTAGCTGCTCCAGCAGGTAAAAATCTTGAAGCAGCAGCACCTATAGCAGCACCTCCAGCAGCTTGCGCTCCAACACTCATCTTGCCAAAACGACTTCCGCCACCAGCAACACTTAACTTTTTCATTGCTCTTTCTGTTTCTCTTATAGCAGCACTTAATTTTTTATATTCAGCAGAACCAATAGCTACATTATCTTTAGTTCTTTTTAAAGCATCAATTTGTCCTTGAAAAGCGTTTTTGCTAAGTGCTGTTTCTTTTCTTATTTGTCTTAAGCTGTTAATAAATTTATCAGTACCTTTTTCTGTAAGTTTTACTGTTGATTTTAATTTTTCAAAATCTTTTCCAAGACCATTAATCTCTGAGAAACCTTTTAACTTTAAAACTAATTCTATTTTATCTATAGCTTTAGCCACTACTTCTTCTCCTTATTAAATTCACGCATAGCTACAGATTCCATTAGTTGTAATCCTTCGAGCATTTCTTGTCGGTTATCTACATGATAAAGGTCAAACAGTCCTCCATCAAGTAACAACACCTCATACTTCAATCCTACTACACCTCCAAAGGTTGTGTTCCATTGTGTCTGACAACGTAAAAACATCATTACAATATCCCAATTCTCATCAAAAACCTCAAAATCCTTTTCTTCCTCTGGTTGCTCCTCGATTTCTACACCAAACGCAGCAGCGTCTTTAAGTGTTTCATCTATAACTTGTTTGCCACCCGAAGCCCAATATAAAGCAGCATCAGTTAGTTTCCCACTTGTGCATTTGCATAGAATTTTTTAAAAGCATCTAATACACCAGCTACAAAATCTGTGTCCTCTGCAAAATTTTTTAATTCTGCTTTTGAAAACTCTATAGGTGTACCATCTTCTTCTGTTAATCCATCCCAACCAACTAATACTTTTTCTAAAGCTTTAAATTCAGAATCCTCCTCAAATGAACTTAATTCCGATCTTGATAAACGCTTAAATTTACCAATAAACTCACTTACTTCAAACTCACCTATTTTAGTTTCACTAGGGGTTTTAATTTCCACAGGCCAAGGATAGACCTTGGTTTTTTTTCTAACAAATGCCATAAATTAAGATATATACTTCTTTACTCTACCTTAGTAGTCAATACTTACTAAGTAAAGACGATGCTCATCTCATCATTAGCTGAACTTGGTACAAGAGTATATGGTATTTCTAACATAGTTACTCCATCTGCTTCTCCATAAGCCACATCGCCAATATCAACTTTTGTACTTGTAAATGTACAGATATTGCCAGCAGCAGTACCATGAGCAATTGTTAAGTTGCCAAGAGTAGTATCAGTCAAAGCAGCAGCAAAATAATCTTTTTGTGCAAGAGTTGGTGCTTCTATACTTACAGAACCATTAGCTGCTCTGTCAGTTAACAACACTTCTTTAGTGCCTCCAACAAGCTCTCTATAAACTAAAGAGTTTCCAACATCCATTGAAAAGGACATTAATGCACCAGCATAAGACAATAATTGGAAGCTACTTGTATTTCCGTTTTTAAATATTAATGGAGTTGCTTGATTTCCATAAGTAACTGCTGGTAATGCAGTATCAGTTGGAGCATTGTAGATGCCAGTAAAAGTAAAGTCTATTGAAGGAATCTCGCCAACCGAGGCATTAATAGCAAAAGTTCCACGACAGCCAGTAACAATATGCCTTACACCATCTACGTTGTAGTGAATAGTAACAGATGAAAAACTTGCTGATATAGGTTCATAAGTAACGCTGGTTCCAGCACTAATCGTTTCCGAAAAACCACACGCTTTTAAGGCACTTCCGTATCTAGGCGCAGTCCCTGCTGTCCCAGATCCAGCAAGTTCTACTGAGAAAGTACACTCAACTCTGGTGTTTGCAAGTAGTTGCTCAGATGCCCCTAAATAAGGTCTTACAACATCTCTGTTTACTACATCACTCGATTGTGGTGTGATTGATAGATCTCTTACAAGAACAACATCTGTTGCTGCTGGAGTTGGATCTGTTCCGTAGCTGCTCTCAGCCTCAATTAGAATTACTCTCTTCCTTGTCAGTTGTGCCATCTGTAGTTACCTCAGTAGGGGGTTCAGCTTGTTTAGTTTGTTGAACTAGCTTACGTTTGCCAGTTTTAGGGTTCAGTATGTAAGTACCGCCCTCGTTTGGAATTTCATACTCCATAATAATCCTTAAGGGTTGTTAGGGTAACAACTTGATTGTAGATCATGTTGATAAATCGTTATAACTACTCCTGTAATCTACTTCATACTCACAGGAAATTATCCCTGCTGGTTGATCTGCCTCAACAACATCAAATGTTACTGTGGCTGGTCTTACGTCAATTGCAAGTCCTCCTAAAGTTGGATCATTAACAACTTTTGTATGTAAACTTTCAACCGTTGCATCTGCTGTAGTATCAGGAGTTTGTGATCTAACGACAACAACTATTCTTACTCTTAATGTCCAATCTATTTTTAGATAGGTTGCACTATTAACAGTAGGCTCATCTGTGACAAACTCAACAACTAGAGAAGGTGATTCTTCTCTAGTCATTGGCTCAACTCTACTTCTATAAATACGAGTTCCTACACCTGTAGTTCCTGTAAGGTTTGTTTTTATTTGCGCTAATATTTGTTCTCTTTTACTAGCCATTTTAAACCTTCATTAAAGAAATTACCGATAAAGTACCGTCATCTATTTTTCTAGAACTTCTAACCTTGTATTTGACATTACTAACTTCAATTTGTGTGTCATATGCCAAAGACCCAAAATCACTTGTTTTGACTGTTAATTGATAATCAGTAGTCAATACACGATCATCAGCAACAATCTCATCAGGCTGTTCTAAAATTCCTTTATAAGTAGCATTGTCATAAAATACATTTTCTGAAAAATCTCCAAAAAAAGCATTTAAATCTTCAGAATAAGCCATGAGAAAAAAAAAGCCCTCAATCGAGGGCTAACCTTTTAGCTATACTTCTTAACACCAACTAAGTTGATGCTGTAAGTAAATGATGGTGTTGAACCACCGACTGTTTGAACAATCTTTACAAAACGCTTAGAAGTGTCTTTATTAATTACAAGTGTTTGCATTGAAGCAGAACCTGTAACTTGTGTAAAAGTAGCTCCTGAGAGATCTGTGTAAGTACCACCACTTGCATCAGATTCAGTTAGCTTAACATCTAATGTTGGGCTAGAGCCTGTACCAGCAGCCGAATCTAAGATAAGCAATATATCTCCATCAAATTCGAGAAGATCTATAGCACTTGATGTAGCTGTAGCGGTAACAGCAGCAGTCGCAACACCAGCAGTAATAGTTAACTTGTCTAAGTTTTGTTGTAAAACAGACATTTTAAGATTCCTCCTGTGTAGAAATAAACTCTTCTAATTTTGTAATTAGATCAGTTTTGGTTTGTCTTTTATCGAGTTCTATTCCAAGCTCACGACCATATGCTTCTAATTGTGCTTTTGTCATTTGAGAAAAGTCAACTTTGTCACTATTGGCAGGCTCTTGCTCGACAACTGATTTTTTACTGGCAATAGGTGCTTCACAAGCTACAACAGCTAATTCAGCTTTATCTACTGCTATTAAATAATTACCAGCTTGCTCGGTAACATCAACGATAGTGCCAGCACTCGTAGGAGTGCCAGCTATCATTGTTGCTCTTAGCAATTTAACCTTCATATTAT